GGAATAATCCAGAGGTGTTAGGTCAGATGATAGATAACGCAGGAAAACTATTTTGGGAGTTGGTACAACAATGAGAATGCTTACAATAATTCCGACACGTGGGCGCAATGATAATTCGCTTAGATTGTTCGAGGCTATAAACGCAACCGCCGACTTTACTGAGGTTGTCTTTGCTATTGATTCCGATGATGTTGAAACCTATACGGGATTGATCGATGCAACTGCGGGACTAGGTAATGTCAAAGTTGTTATCGCCGATCGTATGGGTATGAACGGAACTCTTAATCATTGGGCGTTATGGTTCTCACCTGATTACGATTACATCTGTTTTATGGGTGACGATCATCTACCGCGTACTGGCGGGTGGGATACGAAACTTGCAGAAGCAATCGGAACTAATGCGGGGATTGCTTACGGCAACGATCTATTACAGGGCGAGAACTTACCAACTGCCGTAGTTATGTCTAGCAAGATCATTAGGGCAACAGGCTTTATGTCCCCGCCGAACTTGAAGCATTTATTTCTAGACAACTATTGGCTAGCAATGGGACAGGCTTTAGAAAACGCGAACTACTTGCCCGATGTAATTATTGAACACTTACACTATACAAACGGAAAAGCCGAACACGATGAGCGTTATGCCGCCGTTAATAATTTCGAGATGCACAACGGGGATCAAGCGATCTTTGCGGAATACCTTGCAACAGAATTTTCTAACGATGTTGAAAATGTAAAGGCTTGGTAATGAAAATACTTATCACCGGCCACAAGGGTTTTGTCGGGCGTAACTTTGTTAAGGCATTACCCGATAGCCAGATAACTGGAATCGATCTAAAGGATGGAAATGATTGCAGAGATTACTTCAAGACAAATACAGATCAGTTTGATTTAGTAATTCATCTTGCGGCAATTGTCGGCGGGCGCGCAACTATCGAGGGTGAGCCATTATCTGTTGCAACCGATCTTTCTATTGATGCTGAGTTTTTTAATTGGGTTGAAAGAACCAAGCCAACTAATGTCGTTTACTTTTCAAGTTCCGCGGCATACCCGATCGATCTACAAAACAAACATAGGTTGTTGCGACTAGCAGAACACGATCTAAATCTTGATGAGGTTCGCAATCCCGATCTAACTTATGGGTGGGCAAAACTCACGGGCGAATATCTAGCGCAGTTCATAACAGATTCCAAAGTATTCGTGTTCCGACCATTTAGCGGATACGGATCAGATCAGGATTCAGATTATCCATTTCCAAGTTTCATAGATCGCGCATTGGCTAAGGCCGATCCATTTGATATCTGGGGTGACGGGGAACAGGTACGGGATTTCATTCACATCCAGGACGTGGTGCAGGCGGTTCTCTGGCACGTTCAAACTGGCTACTTCGGGACATTTAATTTATGTTCGGGATTCGCTACTTCATTTAATGAGTTAGCAAAATTAGTTTGTCAGGAAGCGGGATATGAGCCGACCTTTAATCACGTAATCGAAAAGCCAACGGGGGTTCTTTATCGGGTAGGCGATCCGCATTTATCGCATCAGTATTTCATCCCGCAGATTCCTTTAGTCGAGGGGATTCGGAAAGCCTTAGAGGATCGAAAAGCCTTATAAATAAAGGGAAAAAATAATCTGTAAATAGAGTAGACAATTGTTATACATACACCGTATTATTGTCTTATAGGCGCGGGAAACCGCTAGGAAATAGGAGCACCAAATGAACGAACTAAAAGAACTAGCAGTCAAGACAGATACAGAAATCGCTCGCTTGTATTCAATCAAGTTAGAACTAATGCAAAAGATTTCGATGTACCGCAACACAATCAATAGCCGTTGGTCAAACGATCTAACCAAGGCAGAATACGAAATCAAGATCGACCAAGTTCAGTTCGAGATCAAAGCAGTAAACGCAGAGATCGCACCACTTAACGAAATCTACAAACTGCATAACTGGAACCGCGCATTCTTAGTTCAGAACAATGGCGGTCACGTACACAAGACTATGGATTGCAACACTTGCTTCCCAACAACAGAGTTTGCTTGGTTAGTCGATTACTCATCAGATTCAGAAACAACAATCGTTGAGGCCGCAGGAAATACCGCTTGCACCGTTTGCTACCCATCAGCACCAGCCGATGTTCTTAACCGACCATCAACAATCGTTACCGCAGACAAGATCGCAAAGGCAGAAGCAAAAGCAGAGCGCGATGCTAAGAAAGCAGAAAAGATTGCAAAGCGACCAACCGCAGACGGATCAGAACTAATCGTTTCAGAACTTTGGCACATCAGCCAGAACAAGGAACTAAAGACAGAACGCGCCGCAGAACTTTGGTTCGCAGAAGCGGGCGAGAAGTTAACCAAGGATTACTACTCAAAGGATTGGGGAACAGAGGGTTGCGCAAAGGTTCGCAACGATATGGAAAGAGTAGCAATCGCACTTTCCGAAAAGCGTCACTTGTCAGTAGGAACAATCCTTGCAGAACTAGAAAAAAGGGTTCAGAAAAGAATCAAGAACAATACATACTAGAGAGAGAAAAGACAGCCCCCGATTTATCGGGGGTTTTCTTTTTGTCTGTCATAGAATAGGTAAAGACTCAGGGAGCAAAATGGCAATCACAAATGGCTATGCAACATTGGCACAAGTAAAATCTGCGATGCGGATCACGGACAATCTCGATGATACTTTAATCGAGATGGCGGTTGAATCTGCCTCACGCGCAATCGATGGATTCGCAATGCGTTCTTTCTACTCATCTGGAACTGCAACGCGTTATTACGCGGCAGAGGATTCTTATGTTGTGCAGACCGATGATATTGCTGGAACTGCAATTACCTTACAAACCTCATCTGCTGCTGACGGCGTATTCGATACAACTTTCAAAGTTACCGATTACCAACTAGAACCAAGCAACGGATACACAGATGGTCTTTCTGTTCCTTACACGCGCATTCGCGCCGTTGAGGATTATCTTTTTCCAGTTGCAGGCGGGCAGAACTTAATAAAGTTAACTGCTGTTTTTGGATGGCCTGCTGTCCCGATCGCAATCACGCAGGCTTGTGTAATTCAATCCTCACGTTTGTTTAAGCGTTTAGATTCACCATTGGGCGTTGCAGGCTTTGGCGATATGGGCGCGGTACGCGTTAGCCGTTACCTTGACCCCGATGTAGAGCAATTGATTGCGCCGTATCGATCCACAAGAAACTTTGCATAATGGCATCAGTAGCGGAACTAAGAACGGGACTGGCAACTAACCTTGCAACGATTACGGGACTAAGAACTGCGGCGAAAGTTCCTGACGATCCTAAGCCACCAGTTGCAATTGTTTTACCGCAATCTGTAACTTATGATGAGGCCTTTCACGGCGGTATGACAACATATAGTTTTTCTGTTCTGTTATTAGTTAGCAGAGTTTCAGAAAGAACGGGACAAGATAGCCTCGATTCGTGGGTTTCATCTACGGGATCGAACTCAATCAAACGTGCCATAGAATCAGATAAGACACTTGGCGGCAAAGCATATGACGTGAGAGTGTCAGAAGTTCGCAATTATGGTGAAGTGTCCGCTGGTGATGTAAACTATTTCTCAGCAGAGTTCATCATACTTTGTTACTCAGACTAGGAGCAATAAGCAATGCCAAAATTCGCAGCAACGGATTACAAAGTAACCGTGAATGGTACTAACTTTTCTACAAACTTAAATAGTGTTGAACTAGCACTTGAAAGTGACGATCTTGAAACAACCGCTTTTGGTGGCACGTTTCGTGAGCGCATCGGCGGGCTTAAGACAGGTTCAATCACACTTCAATTTATGCAAGACTTCGGAGCAGCATCAGTAGATGCAACTCTGTTCCCATTGTTCAATACCGTTGCAACCGTTGTTATCGTTCCAACTTCCGCAACTGTATCTGCAACAAATCCGTCATACACCGCAGCCTGCTTAGTTAACTCATATTCACCACACGCATCATCTGTTGGCGACATTGCAACATTCAGCGTGACGTGGCCTACATCTGGCACAGTTACTAGAGCAACTGCCTAATGAAGATCAACCTGCGCGTTACTTTTAATGACAAGACGGTTGAGGAAGTTAGCGCAACTGCTCGTGACCTTGTTGCATTCGAGGACAAGTTTACAAAGTCTGTTGCATCTTTAGAAACTGATTTCCGCATAACCGATCTTTTGTGGTTAGCGTGGCATTGGCTACATCGTCAAGATAAGACAAAGAAAGATTTTGACGAATGGTGCGATGAAGTCGATACGATCGAAGCGAGTGAGCAAGCCCCAAAATAGTTGGGTTGGGTGACTCATCCCAACATTGGTATCTTGCTTATCTATCCGTTGAAACTGGCATTGCTCCGTCAGTTCTAATGGATGAATCTGAACGTATGCTTTATACAATGGGTATGTATCTGCGCTGGCGAAATAGTCAGGGGAACTAATGCTTTCAATTAAAGTTACTGGAATGGCAGAAGTTGTTAGAGTATTAAAAGACATCGACAACGATATTGTGAAGCAGGCGCGTAGAGATTTGCGAACTGCGGCACAGCCAATGGTCCGTGCAATTAAATCTAATATTCCATCAGAATCACCATTAATTGGTATGCAACACGCTGGTCGAACTGGATGGGATTCCTCTGCGGTAAAAGTAACAACAAGAACTAACTTTTCAAAAAAAGCAGAAAAAAAAGGATTTCAACTTGTATCGGTTGTTGTTGGTACAAGGGGAAAATCTGTTCGAGGGTCGGCGGCATTTCAGATTGCAGATATGTCTGGCAAAACATCAAGTGGCAATACTCGATCTGGTAAGGCGATGATTAGAAAATTAAACACTATAAATCGTGCTTCAAGATTTGTTTATCCAGTTGCCCTTAGAGAATTGCCAACTATTGAAAAATCTGTGCGCGATACAATTAGAAAACTGCAAAATGATTACAACAAGAGATTGAAAAGATAGGTGTAAAAATGGCTGTAATTTTTCCTATCCTTTCAACCTTTAATGCTCTTGGTGTTAATCAGGCACAGAGAGCATTCAAAGGATTAAATGGTGTTGCTAAAACAAGTGCTATTGCATTTGGTGTTTTAGGCATAGCCGCAACTAAGTTTGGTGTTGATGCAGTCCAGGCTGCTGCTGCCGATCAGAAAGCACAACTCAAGTTAGCAAAAACTTTACAGAACGTCACAGGTGCGACAGATTCAGCAATCGCAGCAACAGAGCAATTTATTACTGCGCAACAATTTGCAACAGGTGTATCTGACAACCAACTACGACCAGCATTAGAAACTTTAATTCGCGCAACTGGTGACGTAACTAAGGCTCAGGGATTATTAAAACTTGGCCTTGATGTTTCTGCTGGCTCAGGGCGCGATCTTGAAAGCATTTCCCTAGCCTTAGCAAAAGCACAGGGTGGACAGTTCACCGCATTGCAGCGTTTAGGAATTGTCATTCCTGACAACATTAAAAAGTCAAAAGACTTTGGCAAGGTTCAGGAATACTTAAACGAATTATTTGGCGGTCAAGCAGCAGTTGCCGCGGGTACTTATGAGGGAAAGTTAGCCATTCTTGGGGAACGAATGGGTGAAGTAAAAGAAACCCTTGGCGGTGCGCTTATTCCCGTTCTTACTAAATTTGCAGACAAGGTTCTTAAAGATGTAATGCCATCTATTGAAGTATTTGTTAATGCACTAACTGGTCAGACAAGTGTTTCAAGTTCATTAAGTCAATCTGAGCAGACTGCATTAAATTGGGGTAATACAATCCGCGCAGTATTCCAAACTGTTATTAACTATCGTGGCGAGATCGTTGCGTTCGGTGCTGTCATTGTCGGCGTGTTTGCAGTTGCAAAAATTGCTGCTGCCGCATCTGCAATCGTTGCAATTATTAAGGGTGTAATTGTTGTTTATCGCGCACTACAAACTGCTGCGGTTTTGGCTGCTACTGCTTCCGCATTTGCATCTGGTGGCTTATCTGTTGGTGCTGGTATCGCTGGTGCTGCTGTTGGTGTTGCTGCCGTTACAGCAGTTCTTGCTGGCGTTAATGCGGTTGTAAATCAATATCAAAAAAATGTTGCGGACTTACCTAAGATCGAGATTGCCCCTGACGGAATTTTGGAAGATGCAAAAGTCTACAAAGATGTTGTTTTGCCAACTGTTGATTCGGTTGGTAAGTCAGGTAAAAAAGCAGGAAAAGGTATTGACGCTATTGGCGATGCTGCTAAGTATGCGAAGCAACAAATTGCCGCATTTACAGATCAACTTAGTAAAGCCAATGGTGTTCTTGATAACGCTAGAGAAGCATACGCAAGTTTCAAGTCAAGCGTTGCAGATACGTTAAATGGAATCCTAGATTTCGGTGCTGCTGCTACTGCTGAAACAGGATCATTCATCGAGAATCTAGTTGCTCAGGCTGCTAAGGCTGCCAACTTTGGTTCTAAGGTTCAGCAACTTTTGTCGATGGGATTATCTGAATCGGCAATTGGTCAGGTACTTGCTGCTGGTGCTGACGCAGGAACAAAGATCGCTGACGAAATTATCGCTGGTGGCGCAACGGTTGTTAATCAAGTAAACAGCCTGATCACGGCAACACAAACAGTTGCAGATGCAGTAGGTACATCGGCTGCTGATCAGTTCTATGCAGCAGGTGTTACAGCAGGTCAGGCATTAGTGGATGGCGTTAAGGCTGCGATCGCTGCTGCTGGATTCGCAGTTAATGCCGAGGGTATTGTCATAAATCAAAAAGCAATCGATCAAGTTAATGCCGCACTCGCTAAAGCCAAAACTAAAAAGTCTAAGGGTGGCGCAAAGGTTACTAAGGGTGAGAAAAAATCCATCAGCGATCTTGCCGAATCTTTAGGTGTAGAAATTCCTGCGATGGCTGCTGGTGGAATTGTAAGCAAACCAACACTTGCTTTAATTGGCGAGAGTGGACCAGAAGCAGTTGTACCGTTAAACCGAAACAACACACCAACTGGCAACACAATTAACTTAACTGTTAATGCTGGAATGGGCGCAGATGGAAACCAAATCGGTCGTGAGATTGTAGACATAATTAAGCGTTATGAACGTGTCAGTGGACCAGTCTTTGCGAGTGCCTAATGGCTGTACCAGACACTAAAGTTTTTATTGGTTTCGATCTAGCCGCATCTGGTGGCAATCTTTTTACACTTAATGACACGGTTAAAGGCAAACTTGATTCGATCTATGTTCTTGGTGGCGATGTATTAACCGATGTAACTGAGTATGTTGCATCTGTTTCCGTTAGTCGTGGCAAGTCGCGTGAACTAGATCGTTACACCGCAGGCAACGCATCTGTAACCTTGCATAATGATTCGCGCATCTTTGATCCTTTCAATGCTTCGAGCATTTACTATTCGCAAATTTTGCCACGCAAACCAATTGCTATTGAAACAAATGGTGATCGTGTCTTTACGGGATTTATTGACGATTGGGATTTGACCTATGATGTTTCAGGTAAATCATTTGCAAGTGTTTCTGCTGTCGATGGTTTTCTACGTTTATCTGCTGCTGAACTAGATTCGTTTACAGCAACAAGTCAATTAAGTTCCGATCGTGTAACAGCAATCCTAAATCGCCCAGAAGTGAATTGGCCGATAGCCAACCGATCTATCTCAACAGGCTTAACAACTTTGCAGGCTGACGTAGTACCAGAGAACGCCAACGTGTTGCAGTATTTACAACTTGTAGAAACCACAGAGAATGGTCGATTGTTTATTGATCGATCAGGCGCATTAACTTTTAAGAATCGTTTGACTATTCCACCGCTTACAACAACTGTTACGTTTGCTGATGATACAACGGCTAACGCAATTGGTTATACAAACATTGGCGTTGTTTATGGTTCAGAAAATCTTTACAACCGCGTAACGATTACTAGAGCAGGTGGAACACCGCAGGTTGCCGACTCACTAGCATCACAGAACCTTTATGGCGTTGCCGCTTATTCGATTGACGGGGTTCTACTAACTACCGATGCAGAAGCACTAGCACTTGCCGAATACCTGGTGGGTTTGTATGACGAACCAGAACTGCGCATCAACTCAATTACAGTAAACCTGCACGACAAGACTTCAACACAGGTAGATAACTTACTGAACATCGAGATCGTAGATGTTGTGAACGTAATCTTTACACCAAACAAAATCGGAACGCCAATCAATCAGTACGCCATTGTTACAGGAATCAAGAACAACATCGGGATAGATCGCCACGAACTGACCTTTGACTTGGGTTCTGTATCTGCGTTCCCACTTATTCTGGACAATCCTATTTATGGTCGTTTGGGTGGATCGTTGCCAGTCTACGATTCGTCTACTACCGCATACGATGCAGCAC